GGAGGCACTTCTATAATCATATCTGGTTCACCGTTTACCCATTCGCTCGTAGAGTAAACCGTTTCAGTCAATGGGTCTCTATCACCAGTAACAGGTGCGCCTGCGTCTATCCAAGCCAACAGTGTTTCTTCTTCTGTGTGGCTTAGTGTTCTATGATTAACAATAACATCAGCATACTTTGGATTAATTTGCCCAGGAGGCATACGTTTCTCAACGATAGCCTCTCTCATTGCAGGAGCAAATCCTTGAACAATTTGATAATTGCTCATAGCCCATGGTGCAATGCCATTTTCTCTGTGACACATTTGACATTGCTCAATAAGAATAGGTGCTACATTTTCTGCATAATCTATAGCAATGTCATCGTGAGCAAACGCTGCTGTGCTAATCGTTAGCAGTAGCAATAATAGTTTTTGCATTTCTCTCCTCCACTAATCGTTCATATTCCTCATCATCCAAGTGCGTAATGGCTAACCAAGCGTGAGTCATCTCATCACCTGTACGACTGCCTCCTACTACCCACATATCAGGGTCAGGATTGTTTGGGTTATTAGCCGTATTGTCATACCACTGTTTAAGAACTATGACTGCTCCGGCCGGAATTAACGGTGCAACATCTTGTGCATACAAGTGACTATGATGCCAAGTTGCTGACCAATTTGAAATTTGACTTACAGGTTCTGTTCTACCTGTTTCTGGGTAGAAAATTTCAAGTGATGCTGCGTTCATTCTCAAGTGCCCGTGTGGCTGAAAACTATCTAAACGTACAGGGTGGTCGAAACTATGAAACCCTTGAGTCATATAGTAACCGTGAGGAGGAATAGCAATATCATCTTGCTGTCCTAAACGATACAATGACAAGTCTTGTTTGAATCGTAAGTCTTTGCTTGTTTCTTCATCGTGGAACCAAATGCCAATCTCCACTACATTATCTTTAATCATCGCACCTTCAGCAGTTGCGCCTACTCCACCTGGGAACATATGAATGTCCCACGATACTTTTGCGTTTGCTGGGAATGTACGACAAACTCCTTCAGGTACAATCTCTCCCCACTTGCCCATAGCATATTCAGTCAACATACCTTCTCTGCCTTGTTCTGTGAGAAAGCTGCTGTTAGCGTGGTGTACTACTGCTGCGGCATCACCTCTGGGTTTTACTTGTACTGCTTTGATACATTGACTTTCTGATACGCCTGAATCAACAATCTCCTTACTCCACAAGTCATTTCCGTTTGCAGGAATATCATACGGACTTGATGCTACAATCACTGTAGGTTGTCCGAATAAAGGTGTAAACTTCCATTCATTTGGGTCAGGCATTTCGGGTAGTTGTACTACTCTGTCAGGATCACCGTAAGGCGAACCTGCATTAACCCATGCTACTACAGTGTCAATCTGTTCTTGGGAGAGTCGCCAATCGCCCTCAAGGTCTTGAATGCCTATGCCGTGGTCATACGCATAGGGAGGCATCTCTCTGTTTGCTACTCGCATTTGAATAAGAGGAGCCCAGGGTCTTACCTGCTCATAGGTTTCAAAACTCATTGGGCCTACACCACCAGGACGGTGGCAAGTTACACAGTTATTATTGATGATTTCTGCTACATCATCTGTGTATGTTTGTGCTGTTGCTAAGGTAGGTAGCAACATAAGAAATAAAAATTTCTTCATATCGGTTTCTCCGTTGTAGTCCATAAAGGAAAAACAGGACGTTATCTCAACGTGCTATTTACACTATTTATACACATTATATAGTATAGATAAAAAAAGGGGCTACATTGTAGCCCCCTCAAAAATGTCCCTATTGGGATTCTTTTTATTACATCAGGTTAGTAACCTTAACTGAACGATAATACTGGTTACGATCTGCTGTGAATGTATCAGCGTCAGTAGTGCCATCAGACTGAGTTACGTATGGGTTAGCAATCATGCCGTAACGAGTCTTGAAGCCAATCTTTGGCTGGAATGTGCTTGGATCAATCGCTCTGACCATCTGTAAAGGAACATACGGACAGTAGAAAAGACCTGCGTCATAAGGGCTAGTGCCTTTGTATCCAGCTACGTAGAACTGAGAAGCTGCACCAGTGTTAGCACTGTAAGGGTCGATGTATACTCTGTAACGACCGTTCAGTACACCAGCAAAAGTGTTGCCTGTATCATCAACCTGCAAGTTGTTGCTCAAGCCTGAGCTGTAGTCAAGTACGCCGGACATGGCAAGTGCAGAAGCTACGTCAGAAGAACAAATGATGAAGTTACCTTTGCCCCTACGAGTGTCTTGTGCAATTACGTTGGCATCACGCTCAATGTTGAACATGAGGCCTTTGAAGCGTTCTACAGACCAACGACCGTTGCTATCAACGTCAAGGTCGAAAGTACCAGGAGTTGCTGTAGAAGCAGCACCAGTCTTCGCTACCTTGTAGATAGTACGGATAACTTCACGGTTGATTTCAGCGAGAATTTCCTGAGAAAGAATGTTGCTCAGTTCGCTTTCTGCGTCAAGACCATGAATCGCTTTCAGGTCCTGGGCAAGTTCAACAGTGTATTCTGCTTTCAGAGCACGTGACTTGGCAGTTACAGTGGTCTTCTCAATGCTGAATGCCATTTCATTCAGAGTTGTTGAGTCACCGAAACCTTCAGCAGTTGAAGTAGTTACACCAGTACCAGTAGTATAAGTACCGTCAACAGGGTTAGAACCTGCGTGAGTACCAGTACCAGAGAAGTCAGTATCGGCTTCGTTAAACAGGGCTTCAGTACCAGTCTGGCTAGCATAGTGTGACTTCATAGCGAAGATCAAACCAGTAGGACCAGTCATAGGCTGAACGCCAGCTACGTCATAAGCCATCAGATTGGGAAGAGCACGTCTAACCAGGCTGATAAGAATAGGATCATAGTTGTCAACAGAAGCGCCAGTGGCGTTTGCGTGTGTTGCTTCGAAAAGGGCTGCTTTTTCTTCACGCAGAGCCTTTTCCTGATTTTCGAGAACTACAGCAGTTACCGATCTCTTGTACGGATCTGCAATTTCTTGCAGGCTCTCGTGCTTAAGAACAGGTTCCCACTTCTTCTCTAACTGTTCAGATAAAAACATTGAAGTTTCTCCTTATTGTTGTTATAAACTAACTTTACTATTTATAATATTAAAATTTTGTACTTTTGCTAAGAGCTTCAGCATATTTGCTCATAACAGTGTTTTCAGTCAAAGAAACTTCATCTACAGAATCTTCTAATGTATCAGTAGACTCTGCGATTTCCTTACGGAAATAGTTGTCTTTAACTACCTTTAACTTGTTTTCATATGACTCTGCGCTAGTATAAGAAATATCTTCTACCATTACAGCAAACTTCTCTGCGTCAGTATCGGCAAGTCCTTCAGCAATATCAGCAAAAATATTTTGCTTCTTCAGGACTACTGATTCCTCGTTAAGATCCATGTTCTTCTGAACCTGCTCATCAAGCTTGCTCTGAAGGTCATCAATCTTAGTCTGCATTTCAGTCATTACGTCATATTTTTCTTCGGGTACTTCAATGTAGTGCTCGGTAAATACCTGCTGCATACCCTTAATGAAGGACTCAGTGATCTCGTTACGAAGGCCGTTTTCAACAGCAAGTTCGTTTTCCTTCATCCAATTCTCTGTAACATAGTTGAGGTACTTGTCGATATTCTCAACCATTTCTTCCAGTTTGTTTTCAAACTCAATATTGGCCTGTTCTTCGAGATCTGCCTCGATAGCTTCTACTTCGTTTGCTACACGGGAAGTAACAACAGCTTCAAAGATTTCAGCTGCTTTAACTTTAAATTCTTCAGTGAGGTTTTCATCACCTTCAAAGAGAGCATTGAGATCTTCTTCGTAAAGGACATCGTCATCTACTGCGACTTCTTCCTCTTCTTCGATTTCTTCAACTTCTTCTTCAGTAATTTCTTCTACTTCTTCCTCAACGGCTTCGTCTTCTACTAAAACTTCATCTTCTTCAAGTTCAGCTTCTTCACGATGTACGTTGCCCGCAGAGGACTTTTTCATTACATCAGTTTCGCTTGGCTTGTCGTTGACAAAGTTTGCAGGAGCTTCTTTAGCGCCGTTACCTGCAGGAAGAGTATTATCTTTGCTCGCCTTAGCAGAAGCAGCCTTACCCACAGTTGAAGTCAAACCACCCTCAGCATTACCAGTACCTGAAAGGTCCTGTTGCTCAGGGGATGCGTTTGAATCGCCTTGAGTAGGGTTGCTATCGTCACGAGCAGTGAGCTTATCTTTAGGACGGTTTGCTGCACCCTCCATAAGCTCTCTGATTTTAGACTCTACACCCATTGTTTTATCTCCTTTTACGGTTAGATTTAATATAGTCTTATATATTTATACAAATTAAATATTAGATAGCCTATTTAAAAATTCGTTGAAAGCACGTATTTTGGCCTCAGCGAGGTCTTTACTGCTTGCTTTCTTAATAAACTGCTGTGTTTCTTCGATTTCTCTTTCTTGCCATACACCTTTAACAAACACCCATTCTCTGCCTTCCATGATGCCCTGTACATAAGCATCTGGGGCTGAAGGGTCAGCAACAATATCAGCTGCTGTGGCAAGCATGAAGTCGTCTTGTACTTCATTAATGCCTTCGCTGTTTTCTTTCAGTGAGCCAAGACCACGTGAAGAAACACCAAGTCCTGCACCTTCTTTAATTAGGCTTGCGGCAATGTTACCCATAGGAGTGTCAAGGATCTTAGCCTTGCCTATCCAGTTATCGCCATCTTCTCTAAGAGAGGTAATCATATGTGAAACACGGTCGAGATTAATATTAGGACCGTCTGGGTGCCCAAGTTCTCCGTATGCTCTCTTAGTGTTGACCTGTTCCTGCATATAACGGTCTACTTCTTTCGCCATAATCTCTCTGGGATAGACACGACCGTTTCTGTTTTGTAAGTTAGACTGTAGAAAGACGCCTTCGATATAGAGGCTCTTCTTGCCTGACTCTGATTCTTCTACAATAAACTGTAGGTCTTCGTTAAGTTCTTTTATTAGTCTCATTAGCCTAGACTCCCATCAGCACCTTGGTGTTGCTGTGAACCGTAACCTGATACTTTAGCACAATCAACTATGACAGTTCCGCCGTTGCCGCCTGAAATAACTACTTCGATGTCTTGGTCATTCTCATCTGTGTCTGCCCAGCCGTAAAAATCTAAAGTACCTGATTCTGTCAGTTCGTATAGAATTTTACTATTGCGCTGAACATATGCACGAGCTGAAGCAGATAATGTCCATTGTAGTCCTTTGATATTGACAGCAGGGCTTGACTGTGTTTCTGTTGACTTTTTTAAATCTGTTGCTAAAGCGATAGTACCTGTGGCTGCTGTGCCTCTGACGGCCACAACGCCTTGGACCTGCGTCAACTTTAGTACATCTACTGTGACCGCCATCTATTTTCTCCGTTACTTTTTCTTTTTGTGGTTCATGTGAGATTCTTGAGCAAGGACTTGTACGCCTTCTTCAGAAATCTCAACCTGTTCGATACCATGTTCAAACATAACCTTATACCAAGCAACATTGCCTTCATCATCTGGAATGGCGTGTTCGCCTGTGATAGGTGTACCTTCACCAAAACCTTCTTTGAAGATCTTAGTAGCACACATATGCTTGTCGCCTTCTAATGAGCCTTTTTCGACTCCATCCATTGGCGCCTCTTGGATATCTACCTCAACGCCTTCTCTGAATTGTCTAAACGTCTTCATTATCGTCTCCCGTTTCAACTGTTTCAGGCTCGGCGGCAGGGTCTACTTCAAGTATATGATCTTCGCCATCTGCCAAACCCATTGCTTCTAATTCTGGATTCTTAAAAACACTTCTTGCAAGCTCTGCTTTATAGTCATTAAGAGCCTCTCCTGCTCTAGCCTGCATGATATTATTAAACTTGTCTTGCACTTCACTGGCCTTACCTTGGGCCATAGACTGCATCATGTCTCTGATTGCTTCTTGTCTATCCATCATTGTTCTCCTGTATCTTCACCAGCAGCCT